CTGGCCACCGTTCGCCAGGGTATCGACCAGGGGATACAGCACCGGCAGCAGGGTTAAACCGATGGCCACGCGAATGGCCCGCCAGACCGCCATCAGACGATCCCAGGGCTTCGTCATTTTTTCGGCCATCTCACTGGTGCGTTTCATCCCGTCATTACCGCCCAGCTCCGTGATATGGCGTTGCAGCGTGCCAACGTTGCCGTACAGCTGTTTGATCACGGCGGCACTGTCGCCAAAGGCTTCATCCAGTTCCGCCTGGGCTTTCAGGTTTCCCGCAATGGATGCGCCGTATTTACCCTGAATTTTTTCCATCATGGCGGGCATACTCAGCAGCCTGCCGTTGGTATCAGTGAAGGAAAGCCCCAGCTTTTTAGCGCCTTCAGTCGCGCCGCTCAGGAAGCTCTCATAGCTGCTCATTGAGGCTTACCCCGTAGTTACTGCCCGCGCCGCGTGCGCCTTCCACCAGGTCTTTAATGTCAGCCATACCCGCGCCAAACTCCTTGCGCATGTAGGCCATTTTTCCGGCCAGCTGCTCAGCAAACTGAACATTGCCCAGCGCGTCCGCCTCAGCGCGGAAATTGCCAAACATCTGGCCCATAAATTCCGCCGTTTCGGCAGACGTCGCGCCCAGGGCTTTGGCCACGGTATTGGCCACGCGGGTAATTTTCGGCAGGTCGGATTCAGTCAGGCCGCTGACGGCGTTACGGATATCTGCCGATGAGCGGACGTAATCATCTGCCACGGTGCCGTATGTCATGGAAAACTGAAGCGCCTGGCGGGTGATTTGCTTCAGCGCTCCGTCATTAACACCGCGCCCGCTGGCTTCCTGAATGGCGTCATACATCTGCATGGCAGGCTCCAGCGCCCCCTTGATGGCCATCCCTGCGCCAACAAGCCCGGCAGCGCCGATCCCAATCTGGCCAAAAGCCTGGGTACTGGTACTGGCGAAGCCCTGAATTGATGCCCGCGCCTGTCGTAACGGGCGCGTTAAGTTATCAATAAGGCTTAATGTAAAATCCAGCCGGTTCATTATTCGCCCTTAATTGCCAGCGCAATTCCGTTTGCTACCGCAATGCGGTAATTATCCCAGTAACGATTATCAAGCCAGACGGCACGGGCAAGGCTTTCCGGGTCGTCATTTTCATTTGGCAAATAATGACGCCGTAATATTAAATACTGCTCAAGCCCGTTATTTTCGATGGCGCGAACCCGCGCCGTTAGTTTTTTAAATCAATTTCCAGCTTTGGCGCGTATTTGCTGTTAACCGCTTCCGCCAGCTGCAACGCTGCGCCCGGCAGTTCAAGAATGGCGTCCAGCGCTTCCTTGCAGTCTGCGGCCACAATGCGGCGCAGGTAGTTATTAGCCGGGGCAACTTTATTATCCATTGCCATTTCATTAATAAATTTATTGTACGCCGTGGTGTTCGGCTCAAATACCAGATCGGAACCGGATACCGTCATTTTAATTTCAGTGGTCTTACTCATTATTTAATTCCCTTTCACGTTTATTAATTTCGTTAACAAGTGCGTTGTGGCGTGCTGCGCATACCGGATAAATATCCTGATAAATAAGCAGCGCCTTTGCTAATAACTGGCCTGTATTACCCTCAAGGCGCGGAAGGGTTTCCGGGCATTTTGTTTTCAGGTTTTCCTGATAGGGCACGTTCGGCGTTTTGTGCGGCTGTGTTGTACAGCCTGATAAAATCATCAGACACACACACGTTAGTAAACACAGGCTTAATAATTTCAGTTCGTATTTCGGATGGGGTGGCATTGGCCAGCGCCTCCAGTTTGTTTTCAAGCTCCCTTGCGGACTGACCAGAAATGTCCTGCATTGCCTGGCGGGACTTGTCCCCGGCAACCTTCGCGGCGGTACTGATTGCCAGCTCCAGGCTGTCACGCCGCCAGTCTGCCGTCAGTCCGCCCAGAAAGTACGCCACGGCCACCACAATCAACCACTGGCCGTGACTCATCAGCGCACCCCGTTATGCTCAAGACTGAAGTGATTGCCGTCCGGTCTCGACTTAAAACGCCCACCCCAGCTGCCGCCCAGTGATTCCCAGTATTCGCCCAGCGCCAGATAATCTTCCGTGCGGGTTTTGTACTGGCCATTCACGAACAGATTGAAGTCAACGGCCAGGCGCTGGGTGTGCAGGCTGTTTGCAATACCGCTGCCCTTTCGGGCATTCAGTGCCGCCTGTTCAGGCGTCCGGTACGCTTCACCAAAGGTCAGCCACATCCCGTTGGCATTGGCATACTGGATCAACAACGCAATCATTGATGTAAACCGCTGTTGTTTCTCACTCAGTGTCATTTCATTTCGCTCCGTTCTTTTTTTGCCAGTGCGCGACGGCGCAACCACAGTTCAACAGTCTGATAACCGGCAATGCCCAGCGCCGCGCCAATCCCAGGAACCGCCTGCGGGCTGACACCCCGAATTTTTACCCCCCCCGCGCCCGCCATAACGGAAACGAAGCTCCCCAGGATAACGCGGCTGATAATCAGCCGCAGCGTGATGGGGTCGTTACTGGAAAGCACCTTGCCAATCGCAATCAGTGCACCGATTAACAGCAGTGAATACAGACTTTTTTCATGTTCCTGCATGGCCGTTACCCGATCAGATTGCGGGTATCTTCCGCATCGAGATACGGCACCCCGTTGATGCGCACAAAGTCCGGGCTGGTCACCACGTACTTGACCTTGTGCGTCAGTACCGCGCCGCCTTTGGGATCGTTATCCAGCAGGTTAGTAGGCAGCAGCTTGCAGCCGAACGCCTCCAGTTTCAGTTCTTCATTGCCTGCTTTGGCATAGAACATCAGATCCACCGGCTCAATACCGCGCCATGAACCGGCACGGCGTGCCGTGGCGGTCAGCTGCTGAAACGCCTTACTGCTCAGCTCCAGCTCACCTTCTGCGGCCACATCCCCCGAGACAAAACCATCCGGCACACCCTGCGTCTGTGCGGCGGCGGTGTTATCGGTGATATCAAGCGTCACCTTTTCGATGTGGATCAGGTCACCATCGATCCGCACGTCCGTGGACTGTCCTGAAATACGCTTCATTGTTACTCACTCCCTGTAAGGCTGGTATCCAGCAGCAGGCTAACGGTGATGCCTTTCGGGCATTCATACGGACGCACTACCAGATAAATTTCCACCTGCGTGGCCGATTTCCACACGATGGTCACGTCACCATCAACGGGCGGCTTCACTTCCCCCGGGAACGTGACGCCATTGATTTCGGCTGATTTGGACATGGTGCGCAGCGTTCTGGCGAAATACGCCTGGTGCGCGGCAATGCTGCCCGGTGTGCTGTTAAGCGAACGGTTACCCACTTTTGCGATAGCCTGAAGCCGGACACGCCGCGCCGCCTTGTCAGCAATACGCAGGTACTCAATGGCCTGAAAATCCCCGCCTTCCACATCCAGCGTCATGCCATCGGCCCAGTAATAGCCGTCATAATCCGCATACCACATCGGTACGCTGTAGCGCTGCGCGGCCAGCGCCTTAAGCGTGGCCAGCTCCAGCACCTTACCGTCTCCGTCCAGCGGCAAATCGTCACGGCCCAGCGCCATCACGGCACCGGTGGCCACGCGGCAGGGACTGTCTGCAATCGTCACCGCGCGGTTACACAGCCGCCCGGCCAGAACGCCCGGCTCATTGCCGAACAGGCAGGGAACCAGCTGCACGCCCGGCGCGGCGATCCCCTGCTGCAACGCGGACAGGCGCAACAGGTAATCAGCCCAGGATTCCCCGTCCTGTACTTCCTGTACAGCGATGATGAACCACACCCAGCGACCATATTTAGCCAGCAATTCCGTGCGTAACGCGTTGGCGGTGTTAACGGGTCCCTTGTCTGCGATGGCATCGGTTAACACCACCCCCTCCACCGACGCCACTACCTGCGCATCTCGAACCGCATCATCCCAGCTTTCCGCGCCATCCTTCGCCAGCACGCGAACGAAGCCGCTCCAGTTCTGGCCCGCGTTCAGCATGGCGGCGTTTACCATGTTTTTCAGTGGGCTGTCAGCGCTCCCCAGCAGCGCGTCCAGATCGCTCTGGCTGTTCACCGGCAACGTTTTGCCGGTGTTCACCGTACCGGTGCCGACATACAGCAGCACCCGTTCAATTTCGTTGGTCTCTCCCTGAAGCTGATTAACCTGATTAATCTGCACATCTGGCCAGGCCATGCTTACTCCTTAATTTTTTTACGCGTTAACGTCCCAGCCAAACCCGATAGCCTGTAACTGTCGCGCCAGCGCCTTTTCGAAATCGTCCTGATTAATCCCCAGAAATGCCCTGGCAGGTAAATCAATCTGCCAGGACGTTTTCACGGGTTTGTCCTCCAGTACGCGGATTAGCAACCCTGCTTTTCTGGCGGTCAGGCTCTCCTGTATTTCCCTGAATCCGGGCTTTCGCCAGCGCGTCCCGCGCCGCACTTTGTACCCGGCCTTACGCAGCCGCTTTGCCTGCTTAAGCGATGCCGGGCGATCTCCCTGTGCCTGGCTCGCCACCTGCCTGCGGTTTATGGTGACGCTCATTCCGTTTTGCTGTGCGTAACCCACCACACCTGCGGACACATTTCCTCGCCCGTTCCGGTAATTCCCTCCGGAAAGGTAGAGCCTCACGGATTCCGACTCCGGCATTTCCCGGATGCGGATCAGCTTCGGCATATTGCGCAGCATCTTTCCCCTGCGGCGCGTCTTACGCGCTGGCCATCCCTCTCCGTCCGGTGACTGCTGATTGCGCACGTTGCGCTTTGCGGCGGCTTCAACTCCGTACTTCGCCAGACGCCATAACAGGCGGCGGCGTTTCGGTGGCGTTAAATCCAGACGCTTCAGCGCGTCGCGCAACTGCTTAAACTGTTCCCTGTTCAGCTGGCCATTAATCATTTTTTGTCACCGGGATGACGGTCATATCCTGCGCCGTCCAGATTTCCAGGCTGTCCAGTCGCCATCGCTGACCGTCAAACGGGATAGCCCCGTCAGGATCGGGCACCAGATTTATTTCCTGGGCCATCGGCAGCGTGACCACGACGATTGCCGTTTCCTCGTCAGTCAGCTCGATATCAAAATCCGGCAACGTGTTATCAATACCTATTTCTTCAAACAGTGACCGGTCAGCCTGGGTAAGCCATACCAGCAGCAGCGCCATCATGATCTGCGGGTCATATTCCCGGTAGGGATAACGCGCCCACGTCAGCACCGCGTTGTAACGCATAACCGATAACCGGTACTGCCCCAGCCCGGTTTCACGCTGCGCCGGGATAAAGACAATTTCATCCATCTGACTGTCAAAGCCCTGCATGGCCCGCTTTGGCATAT